AACGGCAACGGCGACGGCGACGGCTACGGCAACGGCAACGGCTACGGCGACGGCTACGGCTACGGCTGGTGATTTATGAGCTTCAATATAAAATTTGATAAAAATTCATTAGAAGAGATTCGTGAGGGAGATTACAATGCAAGTCATGCAGAAAAAGAGTGGGAGCGTTCAGATGAAAGGTAATAGTTTGGCTTTAAGTGTGCTAGTAGCAGCTATCTTGGTGCCTAGTATACTAAAGGATTTAAAGGTTACATCACAAGAGAAATTAGTTCAGGAGTTAAGCGTTAAAAAGAGCACCCCTTGGATGTGGAATCATGGGAAATAAAGAAATTATCAATTTAAACAAAGGAGAAGTAAAATGAAACAAGAAGTAACAGAGATTCAAATAAATGGAGTCACTTACGTACAAAAAGGTTCAGAACAAAAACAGCAGTACGAAGGGGATATAAAAATAATAGTATTGCAGCGTGGCTGGGTAATGGTGGGGCGTTTAGAGAGAAATGGAAGTGAATGTAAACTCCATGGAGCGAGTGTAATTCGTAATTGGGGAACAACAAGAGGATTAGGAGAAATAGCGGGAAATGGTCCAACTTCTTCAACAAAATTAGATCCCACTAATGGATTAGTAGAATTCGATTATCTAACAGTTGTTACAGCAATAAGCTGTAATCAAACTCTTTGGAAAAAATATGTCTAAAAGAACAATAAATTTTGAAGATCAAAAAACATCCTACGGCTACGGCTACGGCGACGGCTACGGCAACGGCAACGGCGACGGCGACGGCTACGGCTACGGCAACGGCTACGGCAACGGCGACGGCTACGGCAACGGCAACGGCTACGGCGACGGCTACGGCAACGGCTACGGCGACGGCTACGGCAACGGCAACGGCGACGGCGACGGCTACGGCAACGGCTACGGCTGGTGATTTATGAGCTTCAATATAAAATTTGATAAAAATTCATTAGAAGAGATTCGTGAGGCAGCCACGAGGATGTGGGTTGATGAAACTCGCCCAACAGATGTTGACCCACGCTCGGCTAACGTCTTTTATATAGTTAAGGCTTTTTGTGAAATAAATAAGATCAATATTGAATATAATTTAAACAGAAAATCAACAGAGGCAATAGATGATATTAATTGATGAGCTTTATAAAAATTACAATTACTACTTACAAATAGCCTATAAAGTAGTTAAAAAGAGGGAGTTAGCCGAGGATGTAATTCAGTCTCTAGCTATTAGAATCCTCTCTAAAGAGGATACTGTGAAGAATATTAAAGCATTTATATCACAATGCATTTATAACCAGGCTCTAAATATAAGGCAGGTTAATAAGAGATATTTTCCAGAGGAGACTGTTGCAATAAGATTACGGGACAAATCTGCTAATGTTGAGGATATTTTAATGGAGCAGGACAGTGTTATTAGAATTAATGCCGCTGTTAATAAGCTTCCAAAGAAACAAAAAAAAGCAGTTTCGTCTTGGTATGGACTTGGCTGTAAGATAGATAGAAAACCTAAAAGAATTAATTATGATACTAATAAGGCAAATGTTAGGTTCGCTATACTTTCTCTTAGGAAAAAGTTGAATAAAGAGGATTTTTTCATATCAGAGAGCTATAATCCAGGTTTTTTGGAGGTTCAGTATGGAGAATAAGAGAAAAGAGGCTATAGAAGAATATTCTAAATCAATAAAAGGCCATTTTGACTATACTGTCGAAAGCGCCCACATAACAGGCTTTATGGCTGGTTATGATGCTGCTACATCAGGATTCTCTGGAATAGGGTCACTTTATGACCCAAGGTTTGGAGGAATGAACGAAAAACACAACCACGTAACGAGAGACATAAAGCCTCTTGGGCAATGTCCAGCTTGTAATGATTATCATGATAAGCACATACCAAAGAAATCGAGTTTAGAGAGAATTCGGGATGAGCTTGCTGAAAAAATATGTCCTTATGATCCGTATCATTCAGGCGGTATAGAAACTCTTGGCTTTAAAAAAGGCTGGGACGCAAGAGATGTTATCGCTAAAGAGCGCGAGGCGAAGCTTGTTGAGGCTTTAAAAATGTATGAAAGTATTCCAATTAAAGAAGTATATAACAAATACCCTGATAATCCAGAAATTGAGACAGAAATTTTAAATTATTATGCTGAACAAGCCCTCGCTGATCACAAGCGAATGATGGAGGAGTAAGATGAGTGAAGTTGGATTTTGGACGGAACCGACAAATGGAAGAAACCAAAATATTTTTATTCCAAATGAAAATGTGTCGTACTTTCAGGCGTATAACGGAAATCACACGCAGACAATAATTCATCTAAAAGACGGGTATAAAATAGAATCAGTAGAGAATTGCTCCGTACTTGTTGATAGATACACTGAAGCAATGCGAAGAAAGGAACTAAAATGACTCCCATCGAAAAACGCAAAGCCGAGCTGAGAGAGTATATAAGAATTCAAAAAGTAGACATTGAATTTTATAGATCAACTTTATCTTATGGTGCTATTGAATCTACCGAGGAAAACGCCCGAATCGCTGAGCAGTTGCTTGAGTGTATTGAAAGATGGGAGAAAGTTGCTGATTAATCTACATGCGAAGAATTGCATCCAGGTTGTGAAAAATATAAATCTTATGAAGATGGTTGGCATGGAGTTGCCGACTATGCGAAACAAACACTCAACAAAATATCAGGTGAGAAATGAAGGCGAGAGAGTTTTGGATAATCAGAGAGCCTCCGTATTCAACATGGGTCTCAAATAAACCATTGTATTCCGCAGATACTGATGAAGAAATCCATGTCATTGAATACTCAGCATACCAAGCCCTCGAAGCCCGGCACAAGAAGCTTTTGGAAGCTTTGAATGAAATTTGCAGAGGTTTTACAGCAGATCACCAAGAGGATATCGCCCGCGAAGCCATAGAAGCAGACCGACTAGCGCGTCGGAGGACCAGAAAGCCAAGGAGGATTGAGGAATGAAAAAACAAGCCTTAATAAAAATGATTGAAGCTTTGCCAGATGATGCAGAAATTCGCATACTGGAAGGTGATGAATTACAAGGCTACTATAGTTTCGCAGACCCGCGTATTGAAGAAGATGAAGCTTATGAATACATGTCAAAGGGAGGCAGTATGGAATATGAGGCAACAATTTCAAATTGGACACCTACCAATCATAAAAAAGTAATAATATATCGTTTAAACTAAAAACGAGGAGGAAAAGATGGAAAACAATATAAAGTATTTAGAGAGTTTTAAAAAGCTTCAAACAGAGGAAGCCAGACAATTATTCAGACTTCAAGGAGCAAGGGTTCTTATTGAAGTCCTACCTGCACGGGAAATAAAAACGGCATCAGGAATCATTCTGAGTGCCCCAAAAGATCATGTTAAAGTAACTGCTGAGAGCCAACAACACTTACTAGGAATAGTCTTATTAACAGGTGCTGGGTATGTTGATGCAGATAATAACCCAATTCCTATGGACGTGGAAGTGGGGAATATTGTTATGATAAATGAATTAGGTTTAAAGTACTTTAGTACCTTCCCTGGTATAGCTAATTACACAAAGAATACCCTTGCTCTGACCTCAGAGTCTGATATTCAAATGATTTTCCCAAATCAAGAAGCTTATGACAAATACGAGCAACTTTTAAACTCATAAAATGCGTAAAAAACAAGATCATAAAAAGTATAATGCTACAATAAAGGGGCGGTATCGACAGCTGCGCCGATCAGCTAAAGACCGCGACCTAAAACTCCTCATTAGCATGGAAGAATACCTGTACCTCATGGATGAGGCATCTTGTTTTTATTGTGAGGAGCCACTAGACTTATCAAAAGGATCTGGACATTGCCTTGATCGAATAAACAATTCTAAAAGTTACTACCTAAATAACGTTGTAGTTTGCTGTAATAAATGCAACTGGATAAAGAGTAATAGATTTAATTTTGAAGAGGCTATTTTTGTAATTCGCGCCCTAAAGGCTTTTAGACAAAAACTCATAAAGCGCAACTAGTACACTACCACTAAGAATGAACTTAATAACAGCTTCGACTTTATTAACGTGAACGTCTACCCGCTCCATCTTTTTTTCTAATATATTAGTGCGCTTTATATGAACATCGAGGCTATCCGTATTACGAGCCAAAGTCTTATCAATTTCTTTTACGTCCTTTTGAATCTCTAATATGATTTCTAACATTTTATCATTGTGTAGCACCTTGGCCCCCTAAAACCTGACCCATTAAATCGTTCTTAACTGAATCTTGAACCATGGGCGTATTTACAACAGTTGACATAAACTGAGATAACGCTTTTGGATCTTGGAATAATTGCGTTTTCATATTAGGATCAAGTGATTTCATCCACTCCAGCCCCTTTAAAGCGCTGCCAGCAAGCTTAGCTGATTGAAAGTTAAGCCGTGGACTTGTGAGTGGAGTTGTAAGTAATCCGACAGAACTTTGACCCAAAAAACCACCTCTAGTTAGAGGGAGGCTTGCAGCTGCGGCTTTGTTAACAGCTATCTGTTGCACATTTTTAGCTATGTTAGGAGAAAACTCCCCAAGAGCAAAAAGGGCCGTGTCAAGAGAACCTTTAGCCAAAGAACCTTTAGGACTGAGAGAGCTAACTTTAAAAAGGTTATTATAAAGATTAGCATAGGCGTCAGATGAGCCCTTTCTAATGGCAGAAGTGTGAGCGTCAAGAATTGGATTTAGAGCATCCTTTAGTGTGGAGTATTGTTTTTGGATATTTCCAAACATTCCAACAACATCTTTTTTCACACCAGCTGAAGCTAAGCTTTTACTAGTGTTATCCATTATTTTATTTTGAATGCTAGCTTTTACATTTTTGAATAAATCAATGATCTCCTTGCCGCCAGATTCAGCAGCATCAAGGCTTAATTCGCGGATCTTCTGTCCAAGTTGCTGTTCAAAGGCTATGAACTGCCTAACCCCATCTTTACCAACTTGGTCTGCTTGAGCTGCATACCTGTTAACATCATTTACAAAATCTTTTAGTAGACGGTAACCTTTTGGATCACTTATAACACTGACATTTCCAGAGGCTTGCTGCATTGATAAAAGTTCCTTTAAGGGCTTAAGTTTAAAAGTTCCATTAGGAAGCATTTCCCCAAAACCTTTTTCTGCGTATTCTGATAAAGACTCTTTAACTGAAGATGATACACTGGGATTAAACTTGCCACCAGCCTCTTTTATAACTTCATCCATATTTGTAGCATACCACTTAGAGAGGCCAGCACGAGTTTCATTAGCGATAGCTTTTGTATTAGCTATATTTTTTTGTAATAGGTTTTGAGTTACAGCTTCAGATGAAACTGCCCCCTTACCATTCTCTAAGAGAGCTTGACCAACTTCATCAGAATTCCTGATCCAAGTTTGAGCTACATCTTCTCCAACTCCGCTGATATTTCCTTGAGCTTTAGCTAGGATATTTATTGATTCCTCTGGAAGTCCTTTAAGAGTTTGCGCCCCCTTTTTAAACATGCTTCCAACAACTTGAGCAGTTGGTTTAATCCCAAGAGCAAATGCTTGACCACCTACATTCAATACTGTTTCAAGAGCCACATCTTTTAATTGCTCTTCAGGAGTTGCGTCGTACGTTCCAATGAGTCTCCCGAGGCTTGTGCGGGTCAAAGCTGCACCTAAGCCAGCAGCCCCGGCTGCAACCAAGGAAGCTCCACCAGTAGCAGGAGCAGCGGCTGTAGCACCAATTACGGCTGCGGTTGTACCTATTGTTCCTGCGTAATCTCCTAAAATATCCTTAGCTATTTCTTTTGTTCTATCCCAAGCGTCACCTTGACCCGCGCCATCGGGGTCAACTTGATACCACATCCCGTCTTTGTCTTTAACAGCTAAGGAGCCACTTCTCATAGGCTGAACTTCAGAGTATTTTTCCTTTAGGAAATTAAGCTTTCCCTTTTCATCCCCAATAGACATCTTCATTCGATCAACTAAACTTAAAGGTGACTTATTTATAGCCGAAGCTGGTGATGAGCCATTTGCATATTCAGGACGAGATTCAAGTGTTGCTGGATCTAGGTACTTTTGAATGAAGGTGTCTTCATCATAAGGAACTAATTGAGAATCAGCTTGCTGAGATGCTTGTGTTGGCTCTTCCTTAGAAGAAGTAGGACCCCTTCGCATTTGATCATTTACTGCGCCTTGAATTTGTTCTAAAGACATGTCCTTCAAAGATTCAATTTGATCTAAATTCAATTTTCCGCGTTTTGCCATATTAGCCCCTACTTCCTTGGAACTCTTTTTGAAGCTTCAAGTGCGCGCTGCAACGCATCTATTTTTGGATCATTTGGATTAGCTTTTATTTTATCTTTTAATCTATTTTCCGTCTCTATAATTTGGGCATCTCTAGCTGGAAGTGGTGTAATTCCAGTTCTTGCTCCAAGTTTTGCAGCAGTAGTATTTCGCATTCGGTCATCTAAGGACACTAGGTACTGATCAATAATCTTTTGCGCTGTTGCATTTGAATATCCAAGGCCTCCCCAGTCTCTGATTGGTAACATGTATTTTTGAGCAGCTGCTACCTCTCCTTCACGAGCAACAGAAGAAGGATCAACAAGTTTTGCATAGTCAACTGCCATTTGATACAGGAGGCTGTCCATTTCTGTTCCCTCTGGGCCTGCTAATATATTTGTTCCGTGCTCTCCAATTATGCTTTTTAATTTAAGAGCATTTGTTTGAAGATTTTGTTTTCTGTAAGTGGCTTCATCAACTTTATCAAGTTGTTCTTGAACTTTTAAATCTCGTTGTTGATTTAAAGTTTCTTTTTGTTGTTGCTGAGCGCCAAATAGCTGAGCCCAACCAAGTTTCATCTGTTCTTGTTGTGCTGTAGTTAGTGGAGCTTTAGCTAAGAATTTTTGAAAAGACATGCCAGCTGAAGCTAACTCTTTAGCAGCTTCCGGGTTAGTAGCCGTTAGGCTTTGTTGAAAAAAGGCATCAGGAGAATTAAGTTGTTGAGGCATAATAGCTCCAACAGAGCTTTGAATCTGAGAGATAGGAGCGCCCATAGAGCCTAGCTGCAGGGCGAGCTGCTTACCAGTTTCCTCAAGCTGCTGACGCTTAACAAACTCATCTTGCTGAATGGAGTTTATTTGTTTCACATTTTCAGCAGCACTTCGTATAGCATTACCAGTAGCATACTCTTTAGCACCATCTTGAAACATTCTTAATGCTTGAAATAAGTCGTCCATTGCCATCTTAGTAGCCTCCAAATGGATTTAACATATTATTAAGTGATGGATAGTAAGGTTGTGTCCCCTGCATCGGTCCCATTTGAGCGCCATAATTTACTGGAGGCGGCTGGCTAAACATTGTTTGAGGTGCTTGGGTACTCGCTGGAATTCTAGGAACAGACATTCTTGGCATTGCTTGCTGGAAGTTTCCAAAGTTTTGAGTTTGGTTTAAGTAGTCAGAACTAAATTGAGTTGTGCCCCCTGCAACGTCCATAGAAGGGCCTGTCTTTCCTCCCAAGCCACCAAAAGAGTTCATCAAACCAAAAGCAGCTCCGGCTCCGCCCAGTGCCCCGCTAATAGCACCTTTCAAACCCCCACCTGATTCTGTACTTTGATTTCCAGTTCTCGTTGCTGTTCCAAGCCTGAAATTTCTTTCAGCAGCTTGGATCTGCGATCCTAACCCCATTATAGCTTGACGATTTTGCATAGCTTGAGATGCTAATCCAGATCTAATTTGAGCTAAGTTCTGTGCAAAGTCTAATCTTTGAAAAGGCTGCTGAGCTGCTAATTGAGATTGCTGTGCAGCAAGCTGCTGAGTAAGGTCTAATTGATTTCTATTTAATCTGTTTTGAAAAACAAAATCCGTTGGACCGCGTCCTGATAACGCTTGCTGTCTTGAAGCTTGTTCTTGAATCTGTTTTAAATTTTGCTGTAAAGCAAGCTGCTGCGGAGCAAGCATTTGACCAGCTAAGGAGACGTCCTGGGAAGTCGGAGCATAGCCCCCTTTTGAGTATTGCTCAAGCATAGCAGCTAGACTGCGCTGGGATTCTAACCCTGCAGTGACGTCCTTATCCCCAGGACCAAGATCAGCCATTCTTTGTAAATCTTGAAAGTTTTTACTAACCGCTGCTGTAGCTAATTTTTCTTCTTGAGTTGCTGCCCCCGCGTCCGTGTATGAGGTTTGAGATTGACTTGATCTGTCTTTTTGGCTTCCAGCTATGCTGCCTAAAAGGGCGCCACCAATCAGTGCTGTGGTAGTTCCTATTGCCATCTCACAATCTCCTTATCAAATTTTTCATTCCTACATCAGTTGTTTGAAATTCATGCTTTGTTAAACGTGAAATCAAACCTTCAGATTTGGTCGTTAAGAATATAGTCTTAAAACCAAGATCCTTGGTATATTCTACCATATCATTTAAAAAATGGTCGAAAGCTACCTTACGCTCTTCCCGTCTAATTTCAGGGCTCATTACAATATATTCTAATAGGCAAAAGGCGCTATTTGTAGTATAAACCCATGCAGCTACGGCTTTTTTACCGTTTATCTCCCCAATAAACCCCATGGTTGATAGGTGGTCTCTAGGGATCGTGGGCCAGTCTTGAGCTTGCCACCAGCAGCACACATCAGGCCAGTCTTTAATTAAGTCGAAGCTGCGTGTTGTGCAATTATTAGAGTTCAAGGATTAACACCGTTGGACGAGTTGGAGTTGTGTCTGTTGCTGAAAAAGTGCCTCCAGAAGCATCAATAAAAAGGGTTATGTCATGATTTCCATTATCTGTTGCTGGAACAAAAAAGTTTAATGGACCACAGAGTTTAAAATCTGAACTTGCATTTGAAAATTGTAAATCTCCAGCATAGGAGATAACTGGTCCCACAACGTCTACGCTTACTGTTGCTGTGCTAATGCTTGATCCAACATTTCTTCCAATGAATACTTGAATTAATACTGGCCTTCCACTAAAAGCCATATCCTCCCAAAGAAATTGTCTCGTTGTAGTATTAACTACTAAGCTTGGATATGTGTTTGAACCTGTGGGGTCGTCCACTTCATAGTTTAAAGTTGTTTTTGCATAGGTTACAGAGGCTGAGTCAAAATCAGCAGTTCCAACACCGCTGTCAGCAATTTTTGCTGTAGTAACACTTGAGTCTGTGATCTTGGCAGTGGTAACAGAAAGATCATTTAAAGTAATAGTTGTAACCGCACTGCTTGCTAGGTTTGATTCTCCGACTGAAGTTGTTCCCATCTTCGCAGCTGTAATGCTCCCGTCTTGAAGCTTTTCTGAAGCTGTTATCCCCGCGTTTTGAATATTATCATCATTTAGTTTTGTAGTATTAAAAAATGTTTCTGTATTATTTTTAAATGGATCTAAATCGGCCTCTTCAAGAAGAGTTCCATCATCATAGGTTTTTGTTATAGTAATAGTTGACATAAATTATAACTCGTAACAAAATAGTTTGTAGTTAGTTACTCCAATGGTTCCAGCAGAAACTTTGATGCTAATAGATAAATCATAGGTTCCAGCTGTTGGTAGCCAAATCCAAGAGGGAGTTACTCCAGAACTTTGTCCAGAACTTAAAATAAATGTTTGTTCCCCTAAGTTTACTGCACCTGATCTCACTAATTGTAGTGATATAGATCCTGTGGCACCAGACTGATCAAAGCTTGATAAACTGCCTTCAGCAGGGACCAAGGATACATATACCGGACGACCATTAGTAGTGAGACTAGCTACACTCAAATTTGTTACTGCGGTATAAGATGTTGATGATGTTGAAAAGCTTGCACTAGAACTACTTAATTTATAATTTAATGATACTCTTTTAACGTATGTTACCGCCCCATCTGCAATCTTAGCTGTAGTTACAGCTCCATCATTTATCTTGGCCGTTGTTACAGCAGAGTCATTTATCTTTGCAGTAGTTACTGCGGAATCTGCAATTTTTCCTGTAGTCACCGCTGAGTCTGCAATCTTAGCAGTTGTTACTGAAGCCGCGCCAAGTTTGCCAGTAGTAATAGTTCCGTCTATTAACTTAGATGATGCTGTAATACCAGCGTCTTGAATATTATCGTCATCAATTTTAGTAGTATTAAGAAATGTTTCAATGTCGTTTTTTATACTATCTAAATCTGATTCAAAAAGAACTTCTCCATCTGCATAAGTTTTTGTTATTGATAATGTGGGCATCTTATTCTCCTCTTAAGCGTTAGGGTCCGTTGAAGGGTTTGATATCGTTTCCTGAGATATATCAGCAAGTTCGTACTCTATAACAATACCATAAATCTCCACTTGCTCATCAAGGCCCGTTTGTTCAACCGTTACTGTAATCCCTCTTCCATAACCGTCAATTGGCAACATTGAAGGGGCAAGGACTGAGTCAAAAGCTAAAACTGAAGTTCCAAGAGTAAAATCAACTCCAAGCTGTGCTCCGCTTACTGATTGAGAAAAGGCAAGAGATTGAGTTTGAGCGTTATCTATTCTGACTTTAACAGTGAATGTATATTGTCCTTTTGGTTTAAATAGGAATCCAATTCGTTTAAATGCTTTAACACTCGCTGGATTTCCATCTGGATAGATGGCACCTGTTTTAATCCGATATATTATTGGTTCAGTTGAATAATCAGAGAATTCTCCAATTTGTGTCCTATGAATTCTTCCTTCGTAATCTCCAAATAAAAGTTGCTCTTCAGAGGAGTTGCTTCTTAAACAAAGGCTAGCTGCTGATATCTCAGGCCACCTATGCCACTCCTTAAATTTTGTATTAAAGATGTACAAGGCATCGTTTTGAGTTTGACTTGTATCCCCAGTTGAAACAGCAAAGAAAATGGAATTTAAACTAGAAACATACTGACTAGCTGCGAATTTAAGACGCCCAAAGATAAACTCTTTGAAAGCATTTTGTACTTTATCACTTAAGAATGTTCCTGCAAAATCTCCGTAGGAGCTAGTTGCGGCGAGTGAGTGAATTCCTTTGTAGGAGATATAAACTGAATCATCCAAGTCAACTTGAGAGACTGCTTTATGCGACACTGCTCCAAGAGATGAAGTCACCTGACTTATTTGATAATTCTCTGGTGCATTTCCGTCTATCCGATATGTTTTAAGTCTCTTTTTAGTAAACAAAGACCCCTTAAATGTAGGATCAATAGCGACAATGCCTTCTGGATCTCCGTCTCCAAAGCCAATATCAAGAACTCCTGAATCGCCGTAGCCAGACCACTCTTCAGGATTAAATGGACTTGAATAATATAATCTATCTGGTTCAGATTTAGAGTTCATCCACACACGTCCTTGATGCACTCTCATGATGCTTGCATTTGGCGGCGCTCCAAAAACCCCCCTCACAACTGTAGTTGAAGTTTGGGGCTCATACATTTTAGGAAAATTCTCTATACCACTAAGTGTAATAAGGCATCTTTCATTGATGGTCAAGAAGTCTGCACTTGTGATTGGAGTTGTGCTAAGCGGTGAGATAGCCGTTCCAGATCCATCTGTTGTAAGAGTTAGTGCTGCCCCGCCCTTAGTAGCCGATAATTGAAATGTATTTGCAGTAATAGTTCCACCAACATAGTAGACTGTATCAACAGCTATTCCTGTAGTTGATGTGATTGAAGTAAACGCAACAGCATCGCCTTCAACCAAGCCATGACTATTTAAGGTTACCGTATCCCCTGCATCTGTAAATGTTACAGAATATGTTTTATTAGTTAATCGAACTCGGTTGCCACTAGTGTCATATTTAAAAAATTGTCCATCAGAGTTTACGGCAAGTAAAACTTGAGTCTTAGCATTATTGTTTGCATCATAATACCAAAAATCATGAATTCCAACTATAGTTGCTGTGCGAGTTAAGGACGTAAATGTAGCCGAAGCTGCTGTGGGTGTAGCTCCAACTGTGTACGTGATCGTATTGGTTGAAGCTGTGGCTATAGCTGTGTCTGTTATGTTAAACTGTGAATCAGATGTTACTACTGTCACCTTTTCCCCAGCAAATAAAATTTGATTAGAAACTGAGTCAATATTTGAGGCGAAGGTTATTGTGACCGTAGTTCCAACTCGTGTCACAGAAGAAACTGCAGGAAGGGTGATGTTATCAAAATAATCTAGGCCCTCACGCTTTAGGCGAGATCCACTCGTTGCAAATAGCGTATTGTCTGCTATTACTAAGTCATTATCAGGCAAGACACCTGGATCGACTGAATCATTCAGTCCCCCGTTCCAGTTTGCCTTAAGATATAGCTGCGTTCTTCGTGACATAATTATTAAATCCTAAAAATGCTTATTCTATTTAATGTAGAATCATTAAAAAAAGTTAATGTTGTTGATCCTGCAAAACCTTTTAGGTCAATATAATCTCCAGCATTCAATAAAATTTCTGTAGAGGCACTAATTTCTTTAGCTGTACTGCTAGCAGCTATTTCTGCAAGTCTTTCAACAGCCGACCCATTTTTTTGTAAATTGATGATTAAGCCAACTGTAGATGATGGATAAAATCCTAATGATATATGATAAATTCCATAAGCTGGAGCTGTAAATTTCCAAGACGCCCCAGTAGTTACCGCTCCATGAGTATCAAAGACCTTTGTTGCAAAATCTGCCACAACTCCTGAGGTAGTAAACGTCGTCGTGTTTATTGCCGTATATTTAGCTGCAATAGTCTCAGTAGCAGCTATGGCTGAAGGGCCAGAAAGTCTTTCAAAAAAGATATAACCTCCAGTATCTCCAAAGGTTACTGAAGTATCTCCAACTACAGTTAACTTATCTCCAGCGTTTACTTGAATTGAGGCGCTGCCATTAACTCTGGCTACTGATCCCGCTTGAATTACTGCTGTTAATGAAATTGATCCATTTTTATATATTCCATAATTTATGGTTCCTGATCCTGTATATGTACGTCCAATTGTTATTTTATATATTCCCGGTACTGGTGCAGTGTATTCCCCTGTACTGGTATTGTAAGCGTTATGTGTGTCATATAATTTCGTGGTGTGAACAATTGCATTAGGGGAAGTATATGATGTTGAGGATAGTGTTGAGTATCCAGCGGCAACCACTCTAGTATCAGCTGAGTCACTCATTTGAACAGATGATGACCAGCCAAGAATAGGGAGATTGTGAATTTGTAAGTCATAAAAATCTCCAGAAGCAATCGTAAAAGGATTTGTTTTAGTGACGTTACCATTTCCATCAATATCACCCATATAAATTGTTGTGCCCGCATAAAGATAGAGTGATCCACTGTATTCTGCTGTACCCAAGTCACGAGCAGCCCAAGTTCCTATAGAAATCACTCCAGAACCTAACTTAGCTGTATCGAGCGTTATTCCCAAACCATTAAACAATTGAGCGGGGGTCATAGAAAAATCGGAAGTTGTAGGTGCGGATGAAAATGTTAAATTTATCTGGGCATTAAACTTGTCTCCAACTCTCCAATATTGTCCACTGTAAGTGGTATTTTCCCAACTGCCAGCAGGGGAGTAACTTTTTGAATCCGTAACAGGAGTTCCAAATATATACGAACTTGGTCCAACAGAGAAATTATCAAACTTAAGTGTATAAGCAGACGCACTAGTAGAAGTTACATGGAAAATTAATCTATAAGATGTTGAGTCGCTTGACGTTTGAAATTGTGCAGAATATTTATCCGCAATAGTGCTTGAGTTAGAAAATAATTTAATAGTACTTGGTTGAATTAATCGTGAGTTGGTTACGTCGTAAATCCAAACTGTTAAGTCTGAATCTGCAGAGCTAGAACCAGCGCTAAACGTTCCACTTCCCACAATATAATCAAAATTTATTGTAAGAACTTTTGCTTTATCTGATGAATCAATAGTGAAGTCATAGGAAGCGCCTTGGCCTTGTCTGTTTGCTGCGTCTTTAGTAAAAAGAAAGCTGCCCGATCCACGCAAAGGCGACGATGTAGTTCTTGTCCAAGTGATATTGGGGCTTCCACCTGTTCCATCTACAGGACTTGTTCCTGCGGCATCAGCATACGTTGCCCAGCCAGTAGTATCGGCTTCGGCATCAGGGTTAGATGAAATGTAGTTGATGCCTCCCGAAGAAGCTGCGGCCCAAGCCGGAATTCCTCCAACAGTTTTTAGCACCTGTCCAGCAGAACCTATGGGAAGTCTAGCTGGGGTGTTAGCACTTGATGCATAAATCATATCCCCAGTCGTGGTAGTCAATGTTTTAGCAATCTTACCATCCAGCTGCGTCTGTATTGCAGATGTGACTCCATTCACGTAGCCTATCTCAGTAGCAGTCGTAGTAGCTGCACTTACAAATCCTGACGCATCAGAGACTAAAGCTCTTGATGCAGTGGTTGCGGCTAACTTATCTAAAGCTATAGCAGCTGCGGCTTTGATGTCGGCGTTCTCAATGTTAGTTATAGTATTTGCATCTGCATCAATTGTTTTATTTGTTAGAGTGTCAGAGCTTGAAGCAGAAATTTTTCCATCAATTTGAGTTTGAATTGCAGATGTGACCCCATTCACATAACCAATCTCTGTTGAAGTCGTAGTTGCAGCTGAAACAAAACCAGATGCATCTGAAACTAGTGCGCGACTTGCTGTGGTTGCAGCCAGCTTGTTTAAAGCTATAGCAGCTGCGGCTTTGATGTCGGCGTTCTCAATGTTGGTTATTGAGTTTCCTGTTCCATCTGCATCAAAGGTTTTATTAGTGAGTGTAGCGGTTCCATCTTCTGTAACCACGCTGCGCGTGGCTGAGTTATCTCTGACCTCGAGCTTATGTGAAGTAGAGTTCATTCCAATATCGCCCTCAGCATTTAGCGTGGGGCTTGCTAGAGGCTCAATATTTATTGACTTTTTTATTTTGAAGCTGTTATTTGCCATAATTCATTCTCCTTATGTCATCTTTAGAAATTAAGCTAAATAATCATCTAAAGAATACTTCATTGTAGCATTAGTTCCTGTGGAAGTCGTAGTTGAGAGCAATCGTATTAAACCACCAGAAACGTCCGTTGTAAAGGTTACCCCTAGCGTTCCTAATGAAGCTACCGCACCTTGAGCTATAGCTGCATTTGTTCCATCATGGACTATATTAATACTACCAGTCTCGATATTAGCTGCTCCCCGAACTACAGAATAGCTAAACCGTAATACGGTCGCAGCTGCTACTGAAGCAGAATATACGACCTGATTTGAGGTGTTATCGGTTAATGTAACAGATGTTTTTCCTACAGTTCCTGATGCTAATTCATCAATTGCTTCTTGAACATCATCGGCTGTTAGCCCTGATGTTGTGTTTGAATATGAAATTGCTGAAGCATCATGTGCGTCTGTGGTATCTGCTATATGGGCGTCAAAATCTGTTTTTAAAACAGAGATATCAACCCCATCAATAGTCTTTCCAGATGACACTGTTATGTTATTAGTTATGGTAGCCCCATTGATGGTTACATCCTCAAGATACGTTATTGCAGCGTTTCCAGAGCCGCCTACAGGGCCAAAATCCCCGCCATAACCGCCAACCCTATACTTGCCAGCTCGTCTTTTTTTAAAATAGGAGGAGTCTGGTGTAATTCTTGGGTTGTCTTGAGAATCTTCAATTTTCCCCGACATCCTGTTAAGTCTTGCATAGAATTCTTGAGAACTTATTTGGGCTTCTTCTGGATTCCTTGCAATAGTTCTCCAAGCTGTTTTTAACGCACCATACTTTAAAACTATTCTATCTTCAATTGGAAGGACAGGCTCATCCCCATCAGCTGACATCTCTTCCACTTCTTTCATATAATCTATGTAGACTGTGCAAGCACTCTTCGTAATGGAAGGATAAACTCTAAGTTGTCTATAACGGTCTGTCTCTAATTCATCTGTACCTGATGACGGATCATAGTAGTCCCCTGTGTAATAGATTCTTGGATAGCCTTCAGTCTTGGGAGCTAGCAAGCTTAACTCTCTAAACTTCTGCCAACCAACACCCTCCATGGGACGAGCATTCATTGACGTATATACTGACACTGTTTCCCTACAATCTGTGGGGAGATTTATTTTATCTGTCCAGATTTTAAAACTTGCAGTAGCATCTAGTGTTCCAAGATATTGAGCAGATAATGTTACGGTCGTGCTTCCAGCTGTGTGAGATTCAATTATGTAAGCTTCTGAGAAGGAATCAGTTGAGAACATCTTTCCAGCAAAGGAGCCTAATGAGACGCTGGGTGCTGTGGATAATGTCACCGTTGTGGAGTTTGGAGTGACTGAGGCTGTTCCCCCATAGTAAGCTGCGTTAAACTTTACAGCAGTATGACCTTCTAACCACTTCCATCTTGCAAAAGGCACAACCTCTTGGATATAAGTTTGATTTATTAATCTCTTAATCCGAGCTATTGTATTTGTATCTTCAGCCTGAACTTTTAATTCTTCTGCTACTGAATCAACTATGTCTTTGAAGTCTAGTAATCTAATCGACATAATTATTCATCCTTTCTTAAGAACTTTTCTTAAAGATTATTGTAGCATGAGAATTAGCACTTATAGCACTAACCCATATCCCGTTCACACATCTAATAGGCATATCTGAAAGCCTAATAAACTGAGTCTCGTTTGCTACTCCAATTGATATTTCTAATTTAAGGGCTCCGGCGGCTGATGTGGCTGCATCGTTGTATTGTTTTATATCGTTTATAGTAATTGAGTTACCAATGGTGTCACTGGTAAAGATAACGCCAAGAATTTGTATATCCTTGCCTAATAGGAAGCTTCCTTCCGTACCAGAAGCCGAAGCTGCGTCTACATAAAACGTATTACCATTGATGATGTTAGCCATGCATCAGGTCACTCACTATGTACATCTAAATATAGATATAAAATAGTTCCTGTACCTGCTAAATCAATGTGTGTAGTTCCCTTTAATCTTATTGGGTTTTGCGCATAAATAGCTGTTGCTCCAGATGCTTCCCAATATATTTCTCCATTTGTATCTGTTTCTTTTATTGAGATCGCTGGTGATCCAGTCCCTGGAATATACACAATTGAATTAACATAAAAGGTGCCAGTAATGGTGTCGTTATCCGCTGTTATACGGATAACGTTTTCTTGCATAGTTACAGCCATAACTCACCTTATCTTTCTTGAGCTACATAGATGTAATCAACTGTTAATGTATTAGCCGCAGCTGCACCATTTTGAATATTTAGTGTAACAGCTAAATTCTCATCATCTGGAATATTTGTTGAGTGTGTTGCAACAATGCTGCCATTGATAAAGAATTCAACTTTATTTTTACCATCCCAGTGTAGACCACACTTAACATAAGTCGCATCTGCTAGTGTTGCGATTGAACTTGTAGTTGTCGCTGTAGAATTCTTAGCATTAACACAAGACAAAGCTGCTGATCCATCTGCCAATGCAAATCCAATTCTATCTGAAGCATCCCTAGGAGTAGTGTCAGTAATTGCTAAGCCTACAAACATATCAGCTTCATCTACATCTCCAACCTTTATTCTTAACTCCATCCACAACTGCTTGCCAGATGACAAGCGCCAGTTCTCTTCGTTCATTTGAAGAGAATCTACGTCATTTTCTGCATCATCATTAGTAATCAGTAACGCGCCACAAGCTTCATCCGCAGCGATTGCTTCTGTAGCATCTCCTGCTCCAGCTTCTGTAGTTGTTATTGTCCAGTCATTTGCTGAATAATCTTGTGTCATTAAGAAGTCATTAAATAGAACACATAAATCTGGTTCTTGACCTACATTTAAGTCGCCATACCATTGTCTTGCACCTGATCGTTTTACTTTATTTTTGATTGGTCCATTAAAGTGGACACCTGATCTGTCTGAAACTGCCATATTTTCTCCTATAGTCTTAGTTTTCTAAGTTCGGCACTATGCCGATCTATATCGTTATTATTATATCATACAAATAAAAAAGGGGCACTTATGTACCCCTTTAAGGCTTATTACTTAAGCTTTTTTACGATTAAGCGCCTTGAGATCCAAATATACCTTTTGCATGAGTAACGCCAATTTTTTCACGGTAGCGTGATTTATAGTAGATACTGTCATTTAAGAAGCCAACGTCCTCACCAGAACCTTTAGTTTGGATTCCAGTACGTTGAACGATTCTTAAACCAGTTTGCTCTGGAGATGCAAGTAAGAACCAAGCATCAGAATCAGTCAAATGAGGAGAGGAGACAACTACTAAACCATCTTGTTTAAGAGAATTCATGTTGTTATCTGCGCTGTCTGCTTTTAACTCAGAGCCGATAATCTCCATTGCATAACGTTTATTTTCAGGATGAACTAACAATATCTTTGGAGTTATAAATTCAATTATCCCTGAATCTCCAACAAATTGAGTTTCAAAATCAACTAGCATTTGTTCTAAAGAAGATGGAGAAAGATCTGCATCTGTTGAAAGTTTATTTCTGAAAGTTAAACCACTTGGTAAACTATGATCTGTATCAAATACATATTGACCATCTGCTGAAGTTTCAGATGTAAATCCATTATTGAAAATGTTCATTGCAGAAATCTCTTGAGACTCTCTTGCAGATTTAGCCATTTTTCTAACAGCGTCTGCGATAAAGTCAATTTTACCATCGTCCATAGCTTCTTCAGAAATAGAAAAACCCAGGCCGTATTTCAAAACTTGTAGAGTTTTGCTTACACCTTGATTTTGTCTATAAAAACTATAGTCTGCGCCCTCTGCAACTTGTTGAAACAAAGGCATATCATGTAATTCACTTGATTGCCAAATGTCTCGATCTGTAGAAACTACTTTAAATAATTGCTCGCGTCGCATTGGGTGCTGAGCTAGTTCTGAACGGAATAACTCTTCCAAAACTGGAAGCATGCTTGAACCAAATAGGTCCGAATAATTCGATCTCAAAAAAACGGGTGCTGACATATATTAATTCCTTCCTATTATAATCCAGCAGTACCAGTATGGCTGCCAAGACTGTGATTGTTAATTTTTACGATTACGTCTACGTTGTCTGAACCTGCGGCATTGTCTATTGCTTCACCAATACCTAAGATTTTAACTGCGAGAGTTGCAGTGTCAGCAACTTGTGATCCGTCTACATAAGCTCGTGACATTTTATAAGTTGTTGAAGCTGTTCCTAATGCTAGTTCACAGTTTTTTCCAACATCCGCTGCAACGAGTGCTTCGTCTGCTTCTGCAATGAACATTTGGTCTGGGTGATCTGCAATCATTATGTCTTGTCCAACTGTTGCATAATTTAATGCAACGCCAATCAAGGGTACAGTGATTGAAGAATCAACTTGACCATCTGCTGCTAGTGCTACTGTGTCACCAGGATATACAGTGCTTCCAGCTGTATATTTTCTAGCCCGTAATAGTTGTTCGTAGGGTTTTAGGCCTACAGGCATATTTTTATTTGCCATGTGATTTTTTCTCCTTTTTATAGTTTTTGGGCTAAACTGCCCCTCTAAAGAAGAATACTACCACAGGTTTTAAAAAAGCCTGTTTTTTGCCCTAAAAGCCTTATTCAGTCTATTTCAGTCTGTTCTTCGTCCTTATCATTCCACTCTAGGACTTTAGCGGAACGGTCGTTTTCGTGAATGAATTTCTTAAATTCCTCAATAGAGGTCTTTCCAGGATTAGACTGCATTTTAGCTCTCATCTTTGTATAAGCCCTTCTAGAATCAGCCTTTTCCTTAGTTTTCGCTGCTAATACTAACTGTTTACGTATTAAATACCCGTCATATAAGCCTTCAGAGGCTCCAAAAGGATTGACTGCTGATTGACCTAAACATTTAAATTTAAAGGGTGTCCACTCGCGTTTGTGCCATCCATGATTTTTCTTTAGTTCCACGACATCAACCCAGCGCCCCTCAAGCCCACTTGCTTCTAATTCTTTTGCGCAATCTTCTGGAATATCCAACATTGATTTTGCTTTATTCCCAAACTCATATTCTGAAATTTTATTTTTTTGTGTTACTGGAACTCGGCCCTGTGTATTTTGTTTTTTAATTTCTTTACTCATATATTATTCCTTACTCAAATTTTGACCAACTTCTCTTACGAGAAGATATAGTTGTTTTTAATCTCTCAATGTACTTGTCATCATTCACCGGACGGCCTAAAAGTTTTGCAAACTCTAAAGTCTTGTCGTCGATTTTTTCTTCTTTCGCTCTTTGAGACGGCTTTTGTCTTGCTGTAGAACTAGATGATGATAAAGTAAAATCTTCGTCACCTTGAGATTGTTTTTGTCTTTTGTTCATTGGTAATACTCCCACTTCTTGTGCAGCTTGCATCACTGCAATCTTATAACCAGACGGCGATGCTTTTTCAGAAGCTGACAAGCTGTTATAAATTCGGAGTGCTGTTTGAGTTAGTTCCGAACTTCCTGACTGAAGTTCCGGGTAATTAGCTACTAAGGAACTAAGAACTGTATTTCGTTCTCGCTCTGCATTTAGAGACTCATCTACATCTCTACGCAATTCCTTACGCATATATTCCTTGTATCCTTTTGGATCCATAACTGGATCAGGCATTTCTTCGCTGGATTCTGAAGCTGCGCGTTTTGTAGCTGCGGCTTGAATAACGGTGTCTGCTATTTGGCTAAGCTGTGATTTTAAGCTATTTAGCTCATTCATCACATTATCTTGCTTCCTACCAAATTCAGATTTTATCTGTTTTATTGGATCTTGCTCTTGAGACTGAGCATTAGATTGGCTTTCGCCAGACTTGTCCTCTGACATATTTCCCCCTGACTGCTAACGGCGTCACTCGGTTTGTTGGGTTTAACAAAGAGTCCTTATGACTTCTTTGCTTTCAAATTTTTGATTCTATGGAGCAGGTTCTTAGCCCCTACTGCCTTAGATCTTTCAATTATAAGTATTGTACCACACTCTTTTGAAGTAGGCTGAATCTTGTGAATTTGGGCCTCAATATCCTCAACGTGTGTTTCTATTATCTTCATCAAAGTAGACCAGCCCTCATGAGATAGTATCTCTTCAGCCAAGTCCAGTTCTTCTTGTGTCAGTTTATATGGCTTATTAACAGACATAGTTATCCTTCGGCTGGTGGGGCTTGAGGCGCGGTTACAGTTTGTGGAACCTGTTGCATAGATTGTTGCGAGTTACGCTGCATTTGCTGTGCGTTAGCTTGCTGTGCTGCCATTTCTTTAAGAGCCTGAATCATTTGTATAGCTTCTTTTTGTTTAGCTGCTAGTGCCTTAGCTTGATCAACATTAAATTGTCCAAGTAACTCATCATTATCCATTATCTCTTGTGCGTAAGTTACGAAGCCCTCTAAATCCATATTTGGACTAAGAGGAGCATCAATTCCAGCTAGAACTCTATTAGCCATTTCCTCAGGAGTGAAAGCTCTTTCCATTCCTTGTGGTTTTTGTATAAATTTTCCGTAGTCTTTTACACCAAGAGCTATTAGATAATTTTTTAGTGCAGCATATCTTTGCACTGGTGTTACTATTCCTAATTGAATATCAAGTGGGTTACTAGTAAGCTGTACAACTTGGCTTGCTGTATCCATTCGTATACTCGGATTACTAGCTGCTGAATTCGGCTCAAGTTCAAAATCAAAGTGTCCTGAAATTTCTTCTCTAGATTTAATTACTTTAAAATAATCTTCTCCGGAATCCCCAAGAACCCTAAACTCAAAGTTAGCCGGCATTTTTTCTTGAATCATTGCAAAAGTGTATTGAAATATCTTTCGCATTGCTCTATTAAGTCTGCGTAGGAAAATGTCTAAGTTGTTATTGCTTTCAGACATTACAGCTCTAACACCTGAAGCTGTTCTAGTAGCTCCTTGACCGCCGATGATACCAAAATTTAAATCAGAGATTCCTGTTAGGCGCTCAATGATCGAGTATAAGAATTGTAAGTGCTGCATTGAGAATGCTGCTCTATTTCCGAGTGTTGGGAAAAATATACTAGAAGGATCTTCGACTGGAATAAGAGTTCCTGGCTCAACTTGAATTGTTTCCTGGGATAAATTAGATCCTGCTCTGTAATAACCAAACGGTAATGTGGATAATAGCCCAAAATCAAGTGCCATGTTGTTTAGGGAGTCAATTTCATTACAGATTGAGTAAGTTAATTCAATTAACCCTACCCCGTAGTTTTGACCTTCTCTCAAATAGAAGTCAGCTTTTGCATAAGGGCGTTTTTTAGTTTTCTTGTTAATCCTGTGTAGGTAAGTAGCTCTTAGCAGCTTACCACTTCTTGCATCTGCCCACACAACAATATCAGAATTAATCCCAGAACCATCAACATCCTTTTTGATATAAGCTTCTAGAACTTGATATCGATCAAGGTCATGTGGTTTTTCTATTGAGGACATTCCAGCTTTTTGTTCTTGCATTAAAGTGATGCCAGCATTTTGGTCTGCTGATCTTGGCTGATCTCCATTTTTAATCATTTCTTTTACAGCGTCCTCATCAAAAACGCCTTGGTCTACTAGAGTCCAGAGATCCGAAGCTGTTAGGAAACAAGACTCGATCACCGCATCAGCTTGATCTATATCTCCCTTTCCTCCAATGATGACTAAATCTTCTGGGGCAATTCTTTTTATTCTTGGAGCATTGCACTCCTCAATTACCATCTCTTCTTCAACTTCATCAAATTCAACTGTTTCAATTGGAATCTCTTGGCCTTCAGGTCCTATGACAAATTTAATTACTGGCCTAGGTTTTTTTACAACATCAATGATTCTAGAATACTTCTTATCCCAGCCTAATTTTACTATCCCGATCCCTCGCATAGCCCAGTTCCACACAAAGGAATCAATTTCAGCTTCAATCCCCGTGTAATCGTTAGCCCATGATTTTAGAGTATATTGCATGAGGTCCGATACTAATGTGGTCCGGTCCTCGTTGGCTGCTTGTCTAGCTTTTACATTGCAATAAGGTTCTGTACCCATAAGGGCTGAGAAGAATCTTGCGTGAAATGTTTTTCCGATAGTGAGTGCTACAGGTAAATGTAAGTCTGCGGACCAGGAACTAGGAGACTCAATAATAGGATCTAAGAATTCGTCGTACTGCTGTAAGAAGGCTTCTTGACGAGTAAGCCAAGCACTCCGGTCCATATTTCCTTGACGCCAAAGTTGCTCAATAGTCTTTCCGAAATTCTCTTTTTCAAGCGTTTTTAGTAGCTTCTTTGGAGATTTCTCAATTAAACCCTCTTCAATGCCCTCAAGTTCGTTTTTTCGTCCATCTTGAGCTGTTTTTGAATCCTGATTTATCGTTAATGCCATCTTTAGTCCCCCGACACTAGAAGTATATCACCTTCTATTAAAATAGCGGTTTCTTATGCTTACCGCCTTATTTTCTGCTAATCTGATTGTTTTAGCTTCCCTGTTTAAGTGGGATGAGTGATTTGCGTCCGCAGCTAGCGCATACTTAAGACAAGCCAAGTAGTCTTTATGGCTAATATCCAGCTTCGGCTTATTCATATCTAGATTCTTATATTTTAACCAAGCCACATTCTCTATGTCCTTAATCAAGTTGGGACAGTTTCTGAATATCTGAAGCCCCGGTAAGGTTTGTCCAAAATTATCTGGTGTTTGAGGAATCTCAAGAACAGATCTTATACGATCAATCCAGCTTTCATCATCCTTTTCTTCAAACGTAGTGGCCCGGCACTTAATTCCGCAATCCTTTAAGACTTGAATGAAGCTAGCAAAGCCTTCTCCTCCGGTAGTATCTGCTGAACCTAATGAGTCTACTACGATATCTGCTACCTTCCAGCCTCTAGACCACTCGTGCAACTTTAAGGCGAAATCACGGGCGGTGGCCTTAGCTGCTAACTCCCCAATTGCATACTTCCTTCCATATTTATTCTTGCCTAAAGCTATCGCTACGTGGGCTTTAGACGGATGTGGGTCGATTGCAATTATTACTGGATCATCGTGGTGCCATGGGTAGGGCGAGACGTAATGCAGCTCTGGCTTGATTAAGTGTTTTAATGCAAGTCCTCCTAAATCAAACCACTGCCCCTCTAATCGAATTTTTTTCTCTTCTTCAGTTAGGAGTCTTGAAAATTGCTCCATATACCCATCAGATAGGTTTTGTTTATTTTGCTCTGTACTTCCACGAAAACATTCGACGTCATCTCTTTCACCGCGCTCCCAGGGCTCGAAAACCTCTTGGCGAAGCCAAGCTGCTGCTAACGGCGTTCCAATTATTAATTGCCAAGGCTTTGAGGATTTATTCCTTTGACCTCGGGATAGCGCTATGAATATATTTCTTGGTGGGGGCTCATCATATATGACCCAATCCATTTCCATTGACTCAAAAATCATATCTTCTTGCTCATGGAACATGAAAATAATCCGGCTCCCATTTTTGAATACTAGCTCATTAACATAGGGCTTCCCATTTTTTAGTTGCTCAACTTCAGTTAGATTGCACCACTTATCTAATTCCTTTATCCAAACTTCTTTTACCTTTAGTGGATTATCTAGTACAACTATTCCTACACTTGGTGCTTTAGTATGTTTTTTCCAGTAGGGCTGGTAACCGTTAACTGCATACAGGGCGTGGTTTACAGCTAACGCCGTTTTCCCATATCCGTTACCTGCTGTGACTAAGCGAATATACTTTTCAGATTTTAAAACTGGCAATTGTCCAGGATGGGGCTTAAATGTGTCGCGGCTGGCCTTGGCAAGCTGCTTCTTTTTTTGAAGCGTATCGTATAGCTTAAGCTTTTCTTCTTTTGATAATTGAGAAAGTTTGTGTGGGTCAACTCTTTTCATACAACTAATACTAACATAGGTCTTTAATAAACCTCAAAGACATTGCAGCTATCTGTATAGCTTCTCTCTTCATTAGTTCTTTATCTCTATTTTCTGGCTTAAGTTTCACCATCTCCCAAAGCTCATCTACTTCTTCTAATATAACAGCGTAGCCTTCATGCTCGGAATGAAATCCTGGAAACTTATCACAAGCCTTGATTAACTCTTCTTCGACTTCCATAATAACCTTATTCATTTGCTTTCTACTGTTACTGAACAATTCTGTAAGTCCCGATACCTGACATAGTCTTAAAACCTCATCAGAATCCATCGCCCTCGTCTCCGGACGACATTTGGTAGGGAGACTTTCTGAATCGGACTCATCAGTAAATCCGGTTACTTAGAAATGTTCCTACGACATAATACTACATCTGAAGAAATCTATATAGAGACATCGCCAGATTTAATTTTCAATGCTTGAGTGAGTTGCTCAATATGCTCATTAACTATTGAGACATCGTGATTGGGATCTTTAAGTAAAAAACTTTCTTTTGCAGCTTCCACTCGTTTTAGCTGATCTTGGATCTCCCAAATTGTCCAATTTTTGGCGGATTCAATATTCTTATCTCGGTTCGCAAAAAGCTCCGCGAGAACATCACGTTGTTTCTCGTTTTTACCTCTCGCCATTAAATGCCCCTTCAATTTGATCAATTTGCTCTTCGCTAAGACCGTACAATTCATATACCAATTTGTCGACCCTAGATTCGAAGTGCTGAATCCTATTGGCGTCCGGATCTACGGATTCCTTCTCTTAAGTTCCACAACAATATCTGACATACTGTCTACTTGATGTTTTCCACGAGCTCTATTATGTCTAATAGTAGACGCCATTCGATCACTTAAATCTGTTCTATTCTCATTAATTACTACTAATGGTAGATATCCTTTTACCCTCTTTTGGATAGCTCTTGACTCTTTTCCCACCCGATGTCTATGAAACCCATCAATAACTTCAAATTTATCCTCTTTCTTCCAGGATACTATTGGCTGCGTATAACCATCCTCTTGAATACTGAGTTCAAGAAGCTTCATCTCTGGTGGGGCCACAGTATTCGGGTTGTAATCATTTGCTTTTACATTTTCAGCAGGTATCCACTGAATACAATCAACGGGTTCAGTCTTAAATGGACTGTATTTTGCCAGGTCTTTCCTTATTTTATTCAAATAATCTACTCTTTTTTCGATACTCATTCCGTCTAACTCTGAAAATAACTCAAAACAACGAGAAATTAAGTCAGCCTTTTCATATTTCATCTTTTTCCTCCTCTAATTCTAATCCTTCAAGCTCAGTTAATAAGATCGCATCAAGTTGCTTTTCGTCCACTTTATCAAGCTTATGATGAATTTGCTTTCTCTCCACTGCCCTGCCTTGGGCCCGATCCAGAATGTCCTTAGCCGCAGCTAGGGCTTTAGAGGAGTCAGCTTCGGTTGCAGCTATGGATGCTACGCGGGCGGCTGCTAATGATGAGTATTTCTCTAGAATCTGCTCTGAGGTTAGTCCAGCTGCTAGGTCCTTCTTTATGGTTCCTAGGACACCCATCATTAGGTCATCGTGGAGTACTAGGTCGTCTATGTTCCGAGCGCGGGTGTCTTGAATTGAGTTGGTTTCCTCAATGAATGATACAATCTCATTGGTTTTTAAGTCCTTGCCCTTGGGCTTAGCCTTATTCTTCATCTGGTACTCCTGTCTCTAAGACACTTCTGGTGAGTAAATCGGTTAATACTCGCTACGCTCGCATATCGCTCCGCTCACATCCCACTTCGTGGAATCATACCAGTATGTGACTTGATATGTAACTTACTGGAGGCGCGGGGGCTCAGATCGAATACAGCGTCTTTTATGTAAAGTATACTTGAGCTTAACTGCTGTAAAGTAAATTATAATTAAGCCGAAGCTGCAGTTAAGTCCTGTTTTTTAAATTAATATTCCTTGTTCCCCTACTAATCTCTAAAAACTCAATGATTTTTATGTACTCATCATAAGTTAACCAGTTTGATTTTCTCTCATTGCAGTGTTTGCAGCAAGCAACTACATTATTTTTCTCATATCCTCTATTATTATCTTTCCTATCTAAACCACTTCCAGTGGCATGTAATTCCTTCTTACAGTAATGGCATTTTAAATCCTTTATAATATAGGAATACTCTTCTAAGGTAAGTTTAACTTCTATATTTCTATTCTTAGCTTGTTTAATAAGGTTCCCATAACGGCCTTCAATAGTTCTATTACTTTTATATTTAGCTTTTCTAGCCCCTTCTCTATATTTATCCAATCTTATAGGATCAGTTTTCAGTTTATTATAGTAATCCTTATTCGCCTTACTCTTACATTTCTTACACCTGTTTTCCCTTTTCCCATGGCTCAGAGGGAAACTTTCCTCCTCCCCTGCAATCTTGCATATATAACAAACTCTCATATCCCGCCTCCTGAGTTTAATTATATCATAAGTGGGGTTTAATAGCTGTCCCTTACGCTTTTAACTACCCTAAGCTTAAGGTTGGTCGCAGTCGTGGCTGGCACGCGCCCCATCTCAAATTTAAGGGCAAGCCATGGAATAAGCTCGTCTATATCCCCCATTACATTCAATGTAGTCCTTATTATACCTTATATATTGCGCTAGAGAGGTTTAGGTTAGCTAAGTTGGAGTCTTTTAGGTTGCATTATGGGTTGGATTGGCTTGTGTGGATTTGTAACCTATTGATTTTATTAGATGTGGATTGTATGTAGATACAATTCGCGCAAAAAATCAAATGTACATATTTTGTACACATACAACTTTCTCACAATTTTTGCCCAATAACTAGATTATAATGATTAATTATATCTCTTATTATTAAGCTTGAATGCATTATAACACATGTTTTTAAAAAGTACCTTTTTGCGTCGCTTTTTGCAAACTTTAGCAATTTACATATTTTCTACATATATACATAAAATGCATGAGATTGAGTTTAATATCAATATTTTGCATTATAAAATAGTGTAGCTATTTGATATGTATAACTTTTTCAATTTGCCTATAAGTTTTACACTTCTTTTTATTCCCTGCTTTCAACAGCTTATATCAATTCTCATGATTGGGCGAGAAATTTTTATACAATGTGACAAATATGGCGAAGCTTATTGCTTTAAATCCTGGCATTTCGATTGCAATTACATATATACAAGAGGTTAATATGAAAAAGATTACAATAAAAACAAATAGAATTAATGATAAAACAATAAAAGCTTTAGAACAATTAGGTTATCAAGTAACAGTAATTTTAATATAACTAAACAAAGGAGCGTTTATGCTATCAATAAATGATTTAAAATTAGAATTATGTACTAATGAAATTGAATTACGAAATGCTATTGAGGAATCAGATTACTTAAGAGCCTTTGAATTAAAGATGCAGCGAGATTGTTTATTAACATCTTTGGTTGAGGCTTTAGACAAAGAAAACCAAAGAAAGGCTGGATGAAATGAAAAATAAAACATGGATAGCCACAATTAAAACTGAAGATATTGAAAGACGCGCCATAAGATGTTTCGACGATACCCTAATTGATGTTAGTAGTTTCTGTGGTTACTTGTCAACACTCGACCAAGGCAAGTTTGTCTTTAGACTATCCAATGGCGAAATAGAAGTTGAGACTAATTTTGACAGATGCAAGAGATTAAAACAACCAGCAGCTTCGGCTTCATTCAAGCAGAGATTTAAGAAAAAGCTTCGGCTTCATTCAAGCAAGGATCAATAAAATGAAAACAATTGAAGGTTTGTGCTCTAGGTGCAAGGAACATTCTAGTGCTGTATTAGAAAACGAAGATGATGATGTGATGTCTGAATGTTGTGGTGCAGGGCTCTTAAGTCCAGAAAATGGCTTCGGTGCAGACTTCTTAGATGATTATGAGCCAAAGCTGCAGACTAGACGCAGCTGCTATGACAAGTCAACCCACCCTTGGGGAATAAAAAGGAGTAAAAATGGAAAAATATGAAGTAATAAAACTGTCTAATGGGACCTATAAGGTTTTTGTATATGATTCAATCTTATGTCAAAGATTAGATAGGAGCCTAAGGACTTATCCTGAAGGGACAAATTTTGTCACCGAAACCTCTGAGGGCATATTTAAGTTCAATGAGATCCAATTAAAACATGTTTTAGCAATACTTAAGACATAGATTTCTCTGTTATAAGCCCTAGTTATATTTATCCCTATCGTTGTTTATTTTGATTTGACAAAAATCCTTTCAATTCTTTTTAAGGGGTCACTAGGGTAGCCTAGGGTAGTCCTTTTAGCGCACTTTAATGATAAAGTTAGTTGTGGGTCAATTTTCTTTTTCTTATATAGCCCTATAAATATATTTAATCTATTTATCTTATCCTTCTTAATTAATTTATTTTTCTATTCCCTCTATATATATAATATATTAACACTAACATAACACCATATTCCCATTATAAGCTCTATTGTATTAGAGATAGTCTCCTAGAAGGGTTTAGAAGAACAATTCACCTAGGTAGATTATTTTTTCTTTTTTATTAAAACCCATTAACCTACCGAGGTACCCTAGCAGTCTTATAATAAACAAGGGAGTCATTAAAATGAATTTTAAAATAACATTTTTAAGTAAACTTGCAGCTAAAACCCCGGCCCAATCTATTTTTTCTGATCATCTAGGAGATCTCGGGCCCGAAATAACGGAATATCCTTGGTCCCCAAGTCTATTTAATGGCACCAGAAGCATCAAAAATTTCGAGAGTTCCTCGGTTTTAGCCTACGATATAGACAATTACCCAGAACAAAAGCAGCTTCGTCTTGATGAAGCTAAGGAGCTTTTTAAGGACTATAGAGTAATCTTGGGAACAACTAAATCTCATCAGGTTCAAAAGGGTAAGAACCCACCTGCTGATAGATATAGAATTATCTTCACTCTAGATAAACCCATCACGGATGCGGCCCAATACACAGCACACTGGAATTATTACAAAGAAAAGCTTGGACTAAATGGAATAGCAGATGAAGCTGCAAAAGATGCTGCAAGATATTTTTTCCCTTGTAAGGAGATTGTTTTTAATCAAATAGAGGATGAATCAAAAGAGACTCTGTACAAAATTGAATTACTAGATTTTAAAAAGAAAGTAGGGAGACCTAAAAAGGACAGTTTAATAAAAGGTAAGTTAAACAGTAAAACATTAAGTTTTATTGCAAGAGTTTCTGATGGCAGAGGCTGGCACGAAAGTTTTATTGCAGCTGCGATAGACCTAAAAACACAAGGCTACACACACGTTGAGGCTGCTGAAGAGTTAGCTAAAGCAAGTCCTGAGGGAGCACTTGATCAAACGGATATTGATCAATTAGAAGATGTATACCTTAATGACAGGGGCGAACCAGGGGAGAAAAGAAGTCCTTGGCCTGATGTTAAATACAAAGAAGATAGGAATGGTGATCTAGTTACAATCATTGAAAAAAACTCTGCTAAAAATGCTAGGTACTTAATTCAAAATGTAATGAAGATGCAGCTGCGGCTTAATACCAGAATGAACTTAATTGAAAAAACTGAAGGCGAGTACATTAATGACATGGATTTAAGTGATATAAGTATTGCAGCAAATGATTATAAACTTGGATGTAGTAAGGACTTATTAAATGATGTCGTCAATAAAATTGGGAGAGAAAACGGATATGATCCACTGAAATCAAGCCTAGAAGCTGTGGTATGGGACGGTAAATCAAGGTTCAATGACTTGCTTGGTACTCTCACATTCCCAGAGGAAGTGACCCAAGAAGACCTAAAACTTTATGAAATCTTTTTGCGTAAGTGGCTAATTGGAGTAGTTACTAGAATCTATAAGCCAGGTTCAGAAAATAATATGTTGGTGTTTGTAGGGGCGCAAGGGGCAGGAAAAACTAGATGGTTCCGGCGATTAGCTCAGCCCTACCCACAAGGCTTCATTGAAGCTCATATTAATACAGATGATAAAGACTCTCATCTAAACTTATTAAAATATTTCATCTGGTCTGTTAGTGAACTAGATACTGTCACTTGGTCAAAAGATGTTGGAGCCATAAAAGATTTCATCACTAAGTCTGAAGTTCGGGCAAGACCCGCCTATGGAAGGCACGAAGTAATTGGCTCAGCTATTACAAGCTTTTGCGCGAGTGTAAATTCAAGAGACTTCCTATATGACACCACGGGCAATCGCCGCTATTTAATTATGCTAGTTGAATCAGTAAATGCAAATCATACTGTAGACATTGGACAAGTATTCGCAGAGGCTAAGGTATTAATGGAGCAGGGGGAGAGAGCCTGGTTTAATCAAGCTGAAATTGATACTGTTAACCAATATAACGAGAGATTCATATCCCGTAGTGATATCTTAGAGAGCTTCGAGGCGCGAGTTACAGCAGGAGATAAGTGCTATACGCTTAAAGAGATCGCCGACCAGCTCGGCTTAAATGAATTGAAGAACTCAGACAGGCGCTCTATTAGAGATTGGATGACTAAAAAGAAAATCAAAGAAGTAAATCATGGGAATGTGAAGAAATATTATGTCTCCATTCAATCATTAAACAATACTACCAGACCAAAAATCACCGAAGGTATTAACCGGATTGACTTATTGAAAGGTCTTATTAAAGAGGGCAGTAAAGAGTATGACAAAGGAAACTAAGGACATCAAGCAGCTTCGTCTTAATATGAAACAGCTTATTAATGGTCTTAATAAACTTTCTTACCATATAAGATTAATAAAGGGAGAATTCAAGGATGAAAAAAATATTCACAGTACTAGTTCTAGCGCTAATATTTATAACCTTTTTTAGTTTAGGTGTAATATTAGGAGAGGCAGCCTTAACAAGAGGCTTTGCATCAACTCCAGTATTCTCTCAATCTCCAAGGGAGCAAATGGAGGCCAGAGCTATTCGGATTATAGTTCGATCAGATGAATCAATAACTGAGGAAAACTTAAAAAGAAATTATTATACAGGAAATGGCATTTATGTCGCCAAAGGCTTGGTACTGACGAACCATCACATATGCCAAGGAATGAAGAAAGAAAACGAAATACCACACATTTATTTTCTAATTCAAGATACATATGGAGATGAATATAAAATAGATTCACAAGTTGTTGATAACATGAAAGACCTCTGCCTGTTAAAGGTAAACAAAATTCACCTTAAATATCTCCCAATCTTGAATATCTTAGATCCAGACCCACAAGTTACAGATACCTTAATTGGAGCTGCTTACTCTTATGCAAATCCTCAAACAAATGCAAGAGGAGAAATGAGTAGTTTCTTTATGTTCCAAGAGCGTAGGGCGCAGGTTTTAGAACGCTCCACAATGAATCATAACTCAATCAACTACCCAAAACTACAAGAAGGAGAGCCACCATACGCGGAACAGTTTGCAGGGCCTATGTACAAGCTTTCAAGTTTAATAAACTATGGAGATTCAGGCGGCGGCGTTTACTCATTAAACGACGGAACCTTGTCATTAGCTGGAATCATCTTTGCTAAAGAATATGCTATCCCATACCCAGCACAAGGATATATGGTACCAGCTTCGTCTATAATCCAGTTTCTTAAGAAAAACAATGTAAGCTTAGGAAATTGATTATGGGCTGGCTTTTATTTGGAATGTTTTTAGGTTTTGTAATTGGATATTTCTTATGTGCAATACAAGAGGACGATAGGGGCTAAAGATGGATAGAGTAGATAAAATAGTGTTTGGAATAAGTTTAGGTGCAGTATTAAGTCTTATCTTGGTTGTAGGATTCAGATTATTTAAATCACAAACGCCACCAGAAAAGCCCAAGCATGAAATTGGGGAATGCTATGTTGTTGGTAATAATTGGTTTAAGATAGAGATTGTTGGTAAGTTCGGAGCAGTAGTTGAAAATGTTATATATAAAAGAAAAAACTATATTACATTTGAAGGATTAAAAACAGCAAGTCAATTTGACTGTGATTTAATTGGGGTTTTGGATAAATGAGTTCAGCTAATATCTTTACTTGGGACAAGTTATACAGCAAGATTCCAGGAAGTAAGTACTTCACCTGGGCTGAAGCTTTACTTTTACCAAAAGTTAACGCTTACGCAAACCCATCTCTGGATCAACAGATGAACATCATGAAACTTGCCGGGGCCCTGGATAGGGTGAGAGATCACTATGGAAAGCCTATACAGATCACTAGCTGGCTAAGACCAGACGCTTATAACAAGATGATCGGCGGGGCGCCGTTTTCTTTCCATAAGTCGGGAGCTGCTGTTGACTTTTTAATCCCAGGATTAGGAGTTGAGTACATAAAAAGGGATCTTCAACAAAGAAAAGATATTTGGCCATATAGAGGCGAAATAGATGTAGCCTGGGTCCACCTAGACATTGGTGGAGATAAATGGTTTAATAGTTATAATCCAAACAGAAGGTCCCCATGAAGAACCTTGTTTGCTTATCACCATTTTATAAAAAGCATAAATTAAAAAGGTACGGTTTATATGAGTGTTTTTGCGGTAAGGTTTTTACATGTATTGCTTCAAGAATAAAAAATAAAATACAAAAATCTTGTGGCTGCTTAAAGAGTAAACATAGAAGAACAAAAAGTACAGAATACAGAATATGGATAGATATAAGAAGAAGATGTCAAGATCCTAGAGTAAGTGGATACGAAAACTATGGAGCTAGAGGAATAACTGTCTGTGATGAATGGAAAAACAGCTTTGAAACTTTTTATAAGGATATGGGGCCAAGGCCATCTAAAGAATGCTCTATAGATAGAATAGATAATAATAAAGGCTATAGCAAAGATAACTGTAGATGGGCTACAAAGAAGGAACAGAACAGGAATAGAGGAAAATACAATAAGAAACTAACTTATAAGGGAACAGAAAAAACCCAAGCTGAATGGAGTGAAATTACAGGATTAAAGCAGTCTACTATAGACAAAAGACTCAGTAGATATAATTGGTCTATAGAAAAAACATTAAGTACACCAGTTAGAGGAACAAAATAATGAAACAATTAAAACTAACTTTAAGGGATATTAGGAATCATTTTAACAAGAAGAATTTCAAACCTTGGCCATTAAGTTATGTTTTTTATTTAGAGAGGTCTCAAGCCACAATATATAAGTTTAATAAGGCTTTAAAGAAATCAGGATTTAAAATTAGATATGATAATAAAAGAGATTTTGTAGGTATTTTTAAAGGAAAAAAGAAATGAATACAATAGAGAAATTTTTAGAAGTAAGAGTGTTAGAGGCTACGACTGATGAACAGATTGAATTAGTACCAGCAAATACTTGGTGTGATCCAGTTCCTAGGATTCTTCTTGAAGACTTGAAGAAAACCTTAAGAGACTGCAAGATTCCTCATATACTAGCTAGAGTGGATTATGAAACTCTGGATAGTTATCGAGTGGGCTATGTAGCATTTATAGCAAATCGCTATAATAAAAAAGCACTTCCAATTGGTGATGGAAACATGGGTGGTTTTGGAATGCATTTGAATATTAAGGGAGACTTATTCCAATGAAACGAAGTGAAGCAATAGCAGTTATTCAAGAGGCTATTTATTTATTGGATTCAGATTATATAGCTTCAGATGAAGAGTGTAATTTAGCACTAGATTTTTTACTTTCAAGTGGATTTCCAATTCCCTGCAATAAAAAGGGTAAATTTGACTGGGATAAAGAGGACGAAAATGAAAGCGTTTAAACTAAACAAAAAAATGATGAGTGATCCAGTAGCTTTATTAAGAGCAGTAGGAGCAGTGAGTGATGAGATGAAATTAGCATTTCCTTCTCAAGTCTTTATGAATAAGAAAGATTACGCTAAACTAAGAAAAAATGTTGAAAAAAACTTTAAAAAAGAGATTATAGAATTTGGAAAAAATAAATCAGATCAGTTTGAATATGCTGTAGGCCTCTACATGCTCAACTATGCACCAGTGGAATTAGAAAAGGGAATACAATCAGGATATGTATTAGTAGACAACCACAAAATTCAAGAAGAAATTGGGGCCCAAAATGGGGAATGATTTCAACGCACTAATAAATCTTCTATTAATCATCGGGGGTATCAGCAGCTTCGTCTTTTATAAAACTAGGGCTCAGCGAGCAGAAAGCAAGCTCATTGATATGGAGATTGCCAGAAGAAGAAAAGAAATTCGTGAACAAGTAGTTAAGTACACAGATAAAATAGCAGAGGAGAAATCAAGCTATGAACAATCTAAAAATGAAACTCTTGATATTATTAAGCGTATCGATAATGGAGATGATACCCCAGCAAGTTAAGGCTGCAAGCCTATGTGAGGAGTTAAAAGTCTCATGCCAAGACACTATTAATAAGGCTGATAATATTATAAAGAGACAACAAGAACTAATCCAGTTTCTAGATACGACAAATAATGATTTATTGTCTCAAGTTGGTGCACAACAAAAAGAAATTCTTGCACTTCAAGAACCTCCTTGGTATTCTAGACCTATAACAACATTCCTAATAGGAATAATAACAGGAGGACTTCTAAATGAGAAATTTAATAATAGGTAGTTTACTAGCAGCTTCGGCTTTATTACAGACAGGTTGTGGTGTAACAGATGGCCTAAACTCAGCGTGTAGGGGCTCATTTCTCGAAGCAGGATGCGATTTAGTTTTTGGTTATAAAGACCGTCAGCAAGATGCAAGAATTGACGATAATGAAAAATTATTGTTTGAAGTTGCTGCTGAAATTACTACAGAGATTAACAAGAATAATGAAGATCTTCAACTTGAAATAAATGCAATGCAAGCGCAGCTTACTTATTATGCAACCCTTAAAAAAGGCATTAGCTTGATTGACCCATGTGACGACTTCCCAGGCCACTACGACGAAGTTCTTATCAGACTTGATGAAGGCGAAACTGAAAGTGGTAGATTGGTAGCATTTTTTGAAGATGGCGGCGGGCGCAGGTTCTTAACTATTCTTCAACCAAATACTACTTATCAAACTACTGACAAACAAAAATGTACATTTAGGATTAACCAATTTAATCAAATTGAATATCCTATAACAAAGTATTAATTTATGGAAAAGGTACTAGCAATAACACTTATTCTTTGGACTAATACAAGCTTAGCAGGAAATTTAAAGGAAGATATTAAAGAGAGCATAGGAGTAATAGCACGGGATCATGGAGAAGATCCCATTTTATTACAGTCTATAGCTTTTATTGAAAGCAACTTAAATCCAAAGGCTATAGGGAAAATAGGTGAAATAGGACTTTTTCAGCTTAGACCAGAGTTTCATTCGATAAGTCTTAATGCATCGGTTAAACAGCAGACTCTAGCAGCTATTAAGTATCTGCAAAAGCTAAAGGTTCAGTGTGGTAAGAAGTTTCTTCAATGTTGGAACATGGGTCCTACAAGAGCTAAGAAACTAAATTATAAGATAACTCGGTATGAGACGAAGGTGCAAAATGCGTACAAAAACTTATTATATTCCCGGAGTTTTTCATCAATTGAAAATAAAAATTTTGCCGGAGAAATCTTTAAATAAGAAATATAAAAACCTCCTCAAGGAAGGGGAGGGATATAATGGGTTTTATGATGAGGTTAAGAATACTATATTCTTGGCCGCAGAGCTTCCACAAGAAAGATTGCTTCACACATTTTTTCACGAACTAATCCATTATATGGAGGCTGAAACCCACAGGCTGAATGAAGAGAATAGGTGTGACGTCCTAGGCGCCTATTTAATAAAATTATTTCAGAACACTTCACTACAGGAATTTTTAAATGCAAGACAAGAAAAACGAAAAGCAAAGCAAAAGTAAAGAGTTCCCCTTAGTAGTAGGGATTGACCCATCAACAGGTTCAAGGTCTGCACTTGGATTCTCTGTATTTGATCCAAATACTCAAAAAGTTTTAGTCGCTAAAGAAATGGTTATGCCATCACCAGAGCTTAGAACTAGGATAAAGGGGTTAGTAATACAGCTTGTTAAAGAATTTAAAAAACTTGATGAAAATAAGCTTAATTATGTGGTGTTCGTAGAGTCTACGGTGATGTTAGGTAAGGGCGGAGAGAGCTTACAGAGAGTTATTGGAGCAATCATGGCAGTCATCCCTTCTGGCGTGCAAATGGAGCACGTATCAAATATGCAGATTAAGTCCTTTGTTGGGGGAAGTGGAAAATCAGATAAGGAGCAAGTAGCTCTTGGATTAATTCCATTTTTTCCAGAGGATAGTCTATTACTTGATTTAATTAAAGCTCACAGGTATGATGCATTAGATTCAATAGCAGTAGGTGTTACGGGGTTTGAGAAGTTTTTATTAAAGAGTAATATAAAAAAGAATAATAAGAAGTAATGAATGGGAATTGTTCATTTTAAAAAGCCAAATAAAAAAAGTGTTATGCCTTACTGGGCAGATGAAGTCTTTGATAAGGAGGAAGTAGCAACAACTCTATATCAAGCAATTTTAGATCAAAGAGGGCAGTGTGGCAACTTACTTGAGTTGTATTTTGGAAGTGATGAATCTGTGATTTTAGATTTATTAACTAAAAACCAATTTCAACCTGACTTTATTTATGAGCATTTGAATTCTGATTTTGGTAAGGGCGTAATTTTAGGATTATTAATGTTCTTCTTAAAAGAGGAAGTAGAGGCTCAAGATGAGGAGCAAGCTGAAAAGGAATTCTTTGATGAAGAAGGCTAAAAGACATGTCCTAAATACTCCTAAGGCTCAGCTTAGTCTAGCTATAACCAAGTTACAAAACCTAGCTTGGCTAAATAGAAGTTATCCGAAGTACTTCAGCCCATATAGATCCTCACCGGAGCTTATGAAGATATATAAGCTATTCATAGATAGGCCAAGTGTTTGGGAAAATAATATTAAATATGACTTAAATCCAGAGGAGAAATTACATTTAATCTTTGGAACAGATTTTAGACACATATACACTTATGAAGTTACAGAAGATTTTACTTTAAGTTTTGGAGAATTTAAATTTAAAGAGGATATCCTTGATTCAGAATTGATCAATATGGCTAGGCAATTTAAGCAGGGCGACATAGTCTTAATAAGAAAAGACACTAGAGATGAAGATTTAAAGGTAGATATTCAAGTCTTGAGTGAGGGCTTGTTTCAAGACTCCACAGAGGACTGGAAAGTCTTTACTATTGATACAGTAGATTTAAAACATATAAGAAAATATTTAAAACTAGTAGACTCGGATGGTATGAATGAGTGTTTTTGATAAAACCCTGCTTACGATAGATATTGAGACCCAAAGTGTAACTTCTGAAAAAGAAGATGCTCTGAATCCCTTTAAAAATAAAATAACAGTCATTGGTGTTCAGAATGCATCTAGAGAAAGTAATGAAGTTATCATATACAGAGATTTAGAAACCTTCAAAAAAGAGATTTGGAATGATCCTGAATTTTTATTCTGTGGCCACAATTTCAAATGGGATTTTAGAGTTTTAACACACCACTTAGGTTCCCTCCCCGCTAACGGATACTCAGCTTACGAGGAAGACACGAGGCTTATGGCCTATGTGTGTACGGATAAAATAGATGAGCATTGGCTAGGCGTTTATGAAGAGGACAGAAAAAGACTAAATGAGGAACTGCCCCCAGGAATAAATCATAGACCAGCAGGGCTACACTCTCTTAAAACTTTGGCCCCGTATTTTCTAGGTGTTCAGCCTTTTTGGGAAAATCCAGCAGACCATGATTCAGATGAGTATGTAACTTTAGATGTGCGGTATACCACGCAGCTTCGTCTTTTTTTAAGACAAAGACTTAAAAAGTTATTTCAATTAGATTTCTACTGCAATTACGGAATGCCCTGGGCTAGAACCTTATTGCAAGCCGAAGTTACTGGAATAAATTTTGATGTTGAGAAGCTTAATAAGCTCGAAGGTGAATTTAAAGAAAAGGAACAGGAACTCAAAAATAAAATCTATGGACAGTGGGGCGAGGCTTTTAACGAGTATGAAAGAATTGAAGTTTTAAATCTTCAGAAGAAATATCAAGAGATGTTTGAAAAGGCTTATCAAAAACCTACTAAAAAGCCAAAGGATGTAGATAACCTACAACTAAAATATAAAAATCTGTACGATAAAGCGTACGCTCAAAGCGAATTTAAATTTAATCTAGATTCTCCAGTGCAGATGAAATGGCTTCTTAAAGACTATTTAAAGCTTGATATTAGAAACTTTTACGGAGAAGAGAGCACAGGAGCTGAAGTCCTTGAGAGGCTTGCCAAGTCTGAGCCCGAGATTAAAACACTGCTTGAGTACAGAGAGACTTCAAAGATTTTAACTGGATTTCTTCCAACTTATAGAAAAGAAGAGTACAAAGGAAAAATTCATTCTACGTTTAATTTTGATGGTACGAGGACTGGTAGATTATCGTGCAGCAACCCGAACCTTCAACAAACACCTAAATCGCTTAAGCCCTTATTTAAAGCCTCACCAGGTAAACTAATAGCAACCTATGACTTAGGCGCTATTGAGCCTGTAATACTAGCTTACTTCAGTCAAGATAAAGCCCTGTGTGATTTAATTTTTAATGGACAGTCATTCCATAACCTAAATACTATTACTATGTTCCATAATTTTATGGAGCCAGGAATTACAGAATCCGAGGTTAAAGATGCTTATCCTATATTAAGGTTTATTGCTAAAACGGTTGGATTATCCTGTATTTATGGCAGCGGTTGGCGGAGGGTTCAAGCTGAAACTACTTCACAAGGGCTACATGTAACTGAAAAGCAGTGTAAAGATATTGTGTACAACCTACGGGAGCATTATTCAGGAGTTTGGAAGTTCAAACAAGAACTGGATGCCGAACTTGAATCCGGGGCAGTATTATTCAATCTTTTCGGGCGGCCGTTTAAGATTGATAACCCAGAAGATGTTTATATGAAGGGTCTTAATAGACTCATTCAAGGATCAGCTTCCGATCTATGTCAGCAAGCTGCAACAGACATAGCTGCAATTAAAGGATGTACTCCCTTAGGATTTATTCATGATTCTGTATTGACGGAGATTGATGGCAATAGTGTTGAAGAATTATGTAAACGAATTGAATATGAGTTTACCAAATTCAAACTCCCAGTAGGAGATAAAAATCTTCCTTTAACAGTAGATGGCGGAGCAAATGCTACATGGGAGTAGTAATATTAAATAACAGATTCTCTTTTAAGGATTATATTGATAATAGGCCAGAGCGAACGACCCCAAAAAGACGCTATATTGCTGAGGTTTTCTGCGATACTTGCGGGGTTATATTTTATCCTTTTCTTGAGAATGTTACAAGAGGATTAACAAAGAGTTGTAGATCTTGTTCTACAATGCGGCATGGGGCAAGTGATACAAAGTTGTATAAAGTTTGGGTAAGCATCATACAGAGGTGTTATAATGCTAAAGATAAAAAATTTATGCACTATGGTGGCCGAGGGATTTCTGTATATGAGGACTGGAAAAATAATTTTCAGCTATTTAAAGACTATATGGACAATCTACCTAAAGAAGGTCTAACCATAGATAGAATTGATAATAATGGTAACTACGAGCCAGGAAATGTAAGATGGGCTACATATAAAACGCAAAACTTAAATAGAAGGAAAATTAAACTACCTGTGGATAGAAAAGCTTATATGAAAGAGTATAATAAGAAAAACTGGAAAAAATATAAAAAGAGGAAGAAAAATGGGGAATAAAGAAGATACAGTATCAAAAACATTTTTGGTAGTAGTAACTGTTTTGCTAGTTCTATTTGTCTTATTCCAGCAAGGAATGATTTATTCTTACGAGAATATGACAACAAAATTGTTACATGCAATTGATTTACTTATTGGAGCGTGCTTGTGAGTGATAACATAGGGAAAAAATTCGACGGAGATAAACCAGACCTTACGGATATTCCAAAAGAAGCTATGTGGGAAATGGGTAGAGCCTTCTCATACGGACAGAAGAAGTATGGGAAAAATAATTTTAGAAATGGGATGCTAGTTAGTAGGCAGATAGCAGCTGCTGTAAGACACATCTACCAGCATCTTGATGGGGAGACATTAGATCCTGAATCTGGCGTTACCCATTTAGGGCACGCGTTGGCGTCATTAGCTATGGCATGCTATACTATACATAACTACAAAGATTTAGATAACAGATTTGAAAAAGATATAGAAAAACATTTAAAGAAAGAAGTCTAGGATGATAGAAGATAACGAGGACTTTGATATAACAAATCCTATCAAGAAAAAGGATAAAGCTTCTAACGTCCAGATTCCTGGGTGTCCTGTAGCTTATACGGACTTGCTTAGAGACCATTTATTTGAAAAGTCTAAAAAAGAATTAGATGATTTAAAAGAAAATGGCGGAAAAAAGAACCCTCTAAGACCTAGTAGTGCGGGAAAGTGCGAGAGAGAGCTAGCTTATGAGCTAATGGAATTCTCCGGCCAAGCTTTCTATGAGAAAGAACCGCTAGACCCAGAGACACAGTTAATATTTAGTTTAGGTCACAGCATTGAAAGTCACCTTCTATATCAATTCAAACAAGTAGAGCTTTTAAAAATCTCCTACCAGCAGCAAAGCTTATTATTCTTTAAAATAGAATCATCAAACCCTAAACTTAATACCTATATTGAGGGTTCTACAGATGCCGCGTTTCAGAATGAATCACACGGATGGAAGGTGTTAATAGACGTTAAGTCAAAAAAAGTAAAACACTCAAACTACTTTAAGGATTCCTGGGATGAGCAGTCAGAGAGGTTTAAAGAGATGCATACAATAGTTCCAATACCAGACTCCCATGATGGATGGTATGTTGAGGATGTTCAGTCATTCCTAAAAGAATTAAATGATCCCTTCATGGCTATGAATTTTTATCAATTAAATTTATATGTGTTATCAGACTTCTTTAAAGCTAAGGGCTTTGATCATGCAGCACTTCTTTACTATGACAAAAACTCAAGTAGACTTAGAGAGATTCGTTTTAAACCAAGTCAAGGATTGTACAATGAAGTAGAACAACGATTCAAGAATGCAACTAAGGCCGCAGAAGTGGGGGATGTAACCCTTGCTAAACAGGAGTTTAGTCCAGGTAATATGAAGTGCGCTTTTTGTAGCTATAAGAAAGATTGTTGGAAGGGTCTGGACACCCTAAAAGCATTTTTTAAAACTTTACCAAACAAGGATTGGCCTAAAAAGGCTATAGAATTGGGCGAGACCTTTGTTGAAGATTTAAAAAGATTCCACAATCTAACAGACACGGCTAAAGAAAGAGAAGCTTTACAAGAGCAACTAATGAAGGTATTATATGAGAATAAGGTTTATAAGGTGCAATTAGAATACGGCGGACCTATATATGAACTCAAAGTGCTAAAGAACTCAATGGACCTTAGACGGAGCAAGTTATGATAGCATTTGATAATCATTTCGAAGTTGGGGATACTTATATGCATAAAAATGCTATGGATGTAGGTATTGAAGTTAAAAAAATAAATTATAAAAGCCCAGATAACTTGAATATTTCAGTTAATTGGGTAAACCTCGGTTACGCTGGAGCCCCATATAGACCCTATGGGGATATGATCCAAGAGATACTGATCCCAGTAGAGCAAAAATCCGATTGGATAAATATAACTAACAAACTTAATATAAAAAGAACTAAGCCAGGAATACCTTAATGAAAGAAAATAAGGAAGTAATATGCTGCAGCTGCGGCTGGGTACATTTCGAAGTTAGTTTAGAGTATGTTCTAGACTGGCAGGATACTTGGATAGATCACTGGCTTAAATTTTCAGAGGAAACTCGTGAGAGCTATGGAATTAAGGACAGACCACCCTCGTACAAACAAGAGTTCTTGAATTGCCATAGGTGTGGGGAGTCGCACAAGAACTTTAGAAAAGCAAAGAAAAAGGAAACCCCATTTGGATCAACTATTGGACCAATTTTAACGAAAGAGGCTTTTAAATGAAATTTAAATCAGAAGAACAGTTCAACCTAATTGTAAGACAACTTCAAAAATTATATGATCACAGAAATAAAACAACTCCCAGGGAAGTGCGTAGAAAACAAGCAGAGTATAAGCTTCTTAAGTCTTTACTAAATAAGATGATACCACTTGGAGCTCCAAAGGAAATGCACCTAAAAGATATAAACTTTAATAGACAAGAGCTCAGAGCACTTCAGTCATTATGTCTAAATGGACGGAAGCTTTTAAATGAACTATTAATCCCAGGTTATGAAGAGAGGATGAAAAAAGAAGAGAAAGAAGATTTAAAAGAGCGTTATAAAGAGTACATTAACAAAGCCGCAGCTACTGACTCAATGTACGCAGAACTTTTAACAAATATTGAGGCTGGACTATGACTATCGACTTAACATTATCTCACGGACTAAATAAGGTCCCTGGTGGACAAACAATAACTATTTTTAGTGACAAAGTTTTAGGACTAACCGAAAGCCCAACAATGGGTGTCATAGTGTTATTAGCGGGCGGCGTAAGCTTACCAGTAAGAGAAACTAAACAAGATATTCTTGCCAAAATGGCACAACTTAAACAAGGAGAAAATATAAATGGAACAACAAACTGAACAAACAGCTTCAACAACTGAAGCACTTCCTAAAGACACATTGATTTTTGTTAAATCAAAATCTGTAGGCGAGGATTCTAAGGGCCGAACTAAGCTTGACTTGAGATTTTCTGAAGAGGAAACTAAACAAATTATTGAAGAGCTTGGTAAAATTAAAGCACGAGTTAAGCTTCAAATCCACTATAGCGATGACACTGCATTTTTGTTTGTAAAGGAAGTTCAGGAGAAGGGTGAAGTTTTTAGTAAAAAAGCTAGCACCCCTAAAGCCGGAGCTGTTGCAACTGGAACTTCAAGCCGCATTGCTTCTTTAAAGGGTAAATAAAGAAATTTTTATGTCCTGTCGGCGTGGAAGCCAACGAAAGTTGGATTCTGACGTGAACTGAAAAGTGAGCGTTGGAAAAAGCTGTGGGTGCGTGGTCGAAAGGCTGTTCCGAGTAGTAAACGTATCACCCACTAGAGACACGCAGTCACGTACATTAGGACGTTAAGTACGAGCGGCTTAAAGACGTCCCTTTAAGTTAAGTCTCAGTCGCGCGGGGCACAGGACGCTTTTTGATTATTGAGGAAGTATGAACATTAAAAAGTCTGGTTCTTTAGTCTCCTACCAAAGAGATTTGGCTAGGGTAAAAAAGCCTAAGGAACCTACTTCATTAGAGAGTGACAAAAGAACGGTGACATTAAGTCAGATGGCCGTACTCTTATATCATTTCTATATTGGAATATCAGATCCAGAAATCTACTATCTAGACGCAGAGGAGTCTGCCGACAAGCTTCAAGGCAGAATCAATTTAGAAGTTGAGATTCCAAAAGATGCGCTAGAAAAATTATTATACTACACAACAGTAGCTCATGAGACCAAAACTTTTTGGCATCCAGGTAAAGAAGAATATGTAAAATTTGTCAGGTCATTTCTAACTCCTGAAGAGAAGTATGACCAATTATCAGGATTAATTGTAAACAATAAACAAGTAAAAGGACGACTTATATGAATGAAAATGAATCAAAGGATGTTTTTCAACGCTTTGGCGGAAGAAAATTCTTACTCTCTTTAATTGGGATGGTAGCACTTGTTATCTTAGCTAGTCTTAATCCAATGAATCTGACAACAGAAGTTGTTGTTGGGATTCTTGGAGTTATTGCAACGTATTCTGGATCAAATTCAATGCTAACAGCAATAATGGCAAAAAGAGGATCACAAGAAGCTGCAGCTAATGAAGTCGCTGCGTCTCAAATCCAGACACAGCCAGAAATCCAATCTCAACCTGAGATTCAAGCTCCACAACCAAATCCTCTTGAGTCCCGCGTAGTTGCGCTCGAAGAGGCTATGAATTCTTTCATTGAGATATTAAAAGTACAGAATGAAACCTTAAATCGATTGACTATTTCACAAAACCAATCTAATCTTAATGCAAGAGGATTAGATGGAAAAAATAACGGTTGATTTAAGAGATACTTATTGGGAACTTTACGACAAGTATTTAGACTTTCATAAAACAGCTTGGACTGAATCTTGTTATAAATCAGAAGCAGCTAGGCTTAAGAAAATTATTCACATTATTAAAACAGAGACTGGTATGTCAGGAAATGAATTTCATAAAAGCCTCACGGATAGAGGCTACGGCTCTTATACGATAAAGACTATGCTAATACGTGCAGCCTCTTATTATGAGTTTGGAGCTAACAAGGGCGCATTCCCTAAGGGCTTAAACCCCTTTAAGAATGAAATGCACCGAAGTCGTACAGCAATGAACAGAGCCTACAGACCAGAGAGATTGAAAATAGATTTCGATACTGCTAGGGAGAAAATTAGTTTGATTAAAGACGAAGCTGTTCGCGGATTTTGCATGGCCCTTTTGAATTCAGGACTTAGGATTGAAGAAGCTTACAACGTAAATCATGAGACATCGTCTGTGATTGGTAAGGGCGGGATTGAGAGAACTGTATTTTTTGACTACAGAGGGAAACTTCCAGGAGAGTACCAAGTGAGAAAGGCTCTTAGAGAGATTGGGCTTAAACCACATTCACTCAGAAAACTTCTTGCTACAAAACTCTCTAGGTCGGGATTTTCTCATGCTGATATTAAAAGAATCTTTGGCTGGTCATCAATCACAACGGCTGATAAGTATTTTCAAGCTAAACAAGATGACAAGATAAGACAAGAATTGAAAGAGGTGTTAGGATGAAAAAGATAAACGATTTAAAGCATTTACAAGAAATTTATGAAGATTTAAATAGTGGTCTTGGTATTAATGGTGAGGATTTAAAATGATTACTTACAAAAATAAGAAAATAAAAACTGAATGGGAATCTCATTATAAAGAAATTCGAGAGAGAGAAGGATGTGATACCAGAGGTACAGGTACATATCAAGAAATTAGTTATGAAATTTTCAGAGTTGGACTAAAGAAGTTTGAGAGTTTAAAGGATGCTAAACGTTATATTGATTCTTTGTATAATGCGAAAGAAATTAAAAGTTGCATAAAGAAATACAAAAATAGTATAAAAGACAGAAATACTTTAGATGAGAATTTAGACAAGCTTTATAAACAGATTATAGACCTAGGATATGACAGTTACAAATTAAAATGGCATAGGGAAGGGTAGATATTAAAATGAAACAGTTAATGTTAAGTTTAGCAGTTATTAGCTTATGTTCATGTGGGTTTAATAACAGAGTAAACATTCCCAAAAGATTAGACATCGTAACATCAGGCGAAGCTACCGCTAGGATTGTCCACTCAATCGAAATCTCCGCTCAATTAGAGCAAATCTTTAGGGCTGAGTGCGAATCCCTAGCTATTCAAGGGGGGTTACAAAGAGATACTCCTCCTTTTGAACAATTCGTAGCTGCATGTATTTCAGAGAAATCTCAAGCTTTCATGCAAAAGTTCTTAGACTTTATTCAATCACAACAGGAACAACAAGGTCAACAGGGTAAATAGATGTTTACTAAAGAAGAAAATGAAGAAGTATGGAAATATATAAAAGTAACTATGTCAGGGTCTTGGTCCCCCAAACTACCACCAGGAAATCAAGATAGCTTCATGGACTGGATGGGCGCAGAGAACGATCAAGCAAGGTTTATATCAGCTAAATGCGAGTGCGGCGTTGATGTAACATACAAGCAAACTGAAGAGTCACAGTATTGGCACTCTCACTGGTGTCCTAAGTATAAGGAAAAACCAAAAGAAAAGAAAGATGGGGGCGAAGGACTATGAGCCAAGATATGTATGAAAGAAGTTTTGAGTATGAGGGGTTATTAGTATCCTTTAGTTTAAAATTTTCTCCTGTTAATGGGATATTAATACAAGACGTTGATATAACATCCCAAGATGGGAAGGCTGTTAATATCGATTTTGAGACATATGAAAAAATAAATTGGAAGTTAGAAGAAAAAGAAGCTATGATTAACTTATATGAGTATCAAGATTTTGAGGGAGATTACAATGCAAGTCATGCAGAAAAAGAGTGGGAGCGTTCAGATGAAAGGTAATAGTTTGGCTTTAAGTGTGCTAGTAGCAGCTATCTTGGTGCCTAGTATACTAAAGGATTTAAAGGTTACATCACAAGAGAAATTAGTTCAGGAGTTAAGCGTTAAAAAGAGCACCCCTTGGATGTGGAATCATGGGAAATAAAGAAATTATCAATTTAAACAAAGGAGAAGTAAAATGAAACAAGAAGTAACAGAGATTCAAATAAATGGAGTCACTTACGTACAAAAAGGTTCAGAACAAAAACAGCAGTACGAAGGGGATATAAAAATAATAGTATTGCAGCGTGGCTGGGTAATGGTGGGGCGTTTAGAGAGAAATGGAAGTGAATGTAAACTCCATGGAGCGAGTGTAATTCGTAATTGGGGAACAACAAGAGGATTAGGAGAAATAGCGGGAAATGGTCCAACTTCTTCAACAAAATTAGATCCCACTAATGGATTAGTAGAATTCGATTATCTAACAGTTGTTACAGCAATAAGCTGTAATCAAACTCTTTGGAAAAAATATGTCTAAAAGAACAATAAATTTTGAAGATCAAAAAACATCCTACGGCTACGGCTACGGCGACGGCGACGGCTACGGCAACGGCAACGGCGACGGCGACGGCTACGGCAACGGCAACGGCTACGGCGACGGCTACGGC